TTGACGACTTGTAAGACTCAGAATAGACCTCCTTTAAACGTAAAATCGTATCGATATCCTTTTCTACTTTTGGAGTAATCCAGGTTTTCACATCAGGGAATCTGATGGGCTTACCTGCGACGTTAATCCAATTGCCGCAGAAGAGTCCTCTGGACTTTGATCTGAATGTCTTTTCCTCATTCATGACAAAGCCCAGAGCCTTCATACGGCCAAGGTAGTCCGAGATCACGGGTTCGGACCAATTTGCTAACAAGTCGTCGCCGAAGACTGCACAGTCTGGGCGATGTCTTGTGGCGAAAAGGTGAAGGAGACACAGAATTGGGAATGACATTCTCAGACCCATTTGTGTGCCACGCTTCACGGCGTATCGACATACGAATTCACGTTTTCCATCACGGACTCGGACAGAAGCGGTATATGGGAATATACCGTCTTCAGCTAACTTGTCCGCTGTCTCACATGTGTACACTTCTTCTGTTCTGTACACACGCTCAGTATCGGAGGGCAATCGAATAGGTCGCTTCGAAAAGGCTTGCCCTTCGTAAATACGATAGGTTTCCATAGACATGTATCTAGGGTCGTCAGGGTCATAGACTCTGTCGCCCTTATGCTCGACTATGGATCCTGTCCTAGTATTATAGACCCCTTCTGGGGGACCTCTCAAGAGGGTACGCAGATCCACCGTTTTATTGGATGGAAATGGTGCATCGTAATATCTATAATACTTCGTAATTAGCGGTTCGACTATTTCGATATAACGCTTGCCCGTTGTATCGATTGTAGCGAACGCATACTGACGCTCAACTCCTTGGATATTGAGGAGATCGCACAATTCTTCCATTACTATATTCGCGAACTTAGGGTCGATATAGTCAGTGGAATCTTTGCAGTCGGACTCGTACAACTTACAGTTTACGCTGCCACTTGGTTGTGGTGGCAAATTCTGTTCATTGTATGGATCCGTTACTGTTCTCGTTAGCTTTTGTGCTATTTCCTTGAGCCCAATGTCCTTGAACAAGACATTGGACTTTCTTAGGAGAAATCCTTCTCTAATTCCTGGAATTTCTTTCAGGAATTCTGTTGCTTTATTATGCGCGACTGAGAGGATTGCCGAAGCGAGTGCCGTTGTTTTCGTGACAACACGGTACTTCGCTCCACGTTCCGAGATGACTTCCGGAAGGAGGGGAATCTCAATGGAATTCTCTGCAGCAGTGCGGAGAACTTCATTAAACCATTCGTCCCGAGTACAGAAATCAACTCGTCTCGCAGCATTTTCCATGGTTTTCTCTGAACTCTTCGAACTCGGGGGTTCGTCGAATTCAGGAAAACTTTCCGGATTATTACTGTGAGACAAAAGATCGTCATAAGAGAAGAGAGAAACAATTAGATCTGTTAACCGCGCGTTGGCAGTCTCTTCAGTCATATTAGGAATTACTTGAATTTCATTCCAATGACTTACGTCAACGGACTCTAATTCGAAGAGGTTCCAATCTATTCGATTGAAAGCCAGTTTACGCGTCGTGGTCAAAGCGAAGTTAACATCATCACTGAAGCTAATAGACTCAAGGAGCGGAGACTCACTCTGAGTATTAATCTTAGAATCAAACTGCATTCCCGATTGCAAGGTAGGCATGCCACTTGGTCCCCTCGAGGCCGACTCTTGTCGTGAGAGTTCGGATTGTCGAGGATCTACAAAGTAGCTGATCCCTTGGTTAGGGTTTGGGTGAGAATCTGAGAGAGAATACTGGGGCGAGTTTCCGTCATCGGAAAGTTGGACTTTAGACTGTGATGATTTCTCTTTTGTTTCAGTCATAGAATTTTCGAATAGAGCACCAACGAAGTTATTACTGATGCTTTCTGACGCGTTCATGAACGTACCAGTCACTGTTGATTGTAAGCTAGATGTACCACTTGGTCCCTCCGAGGCCTGCTCCCTGTCGTGGGGAGAGGATTGTCGGAGATCTACAATGCTATCAATCGCTTTGTCAACACCTGTGACGGGCTGAACTAATCTTTCTGCTGATGTAACAACTTCAGATGCTCTTTTCTTCGATTCTATAACTCTTCTACGGAAATATTCGTAGGCGCCACCTTCGGATTTAGGAAGTTCAATACATCCCGATGTATTGAATTGAGGACGAGTCATCCTCCTTATATTCCGAAGTTTCGAAGGTGTGACGTATTCACGTAAACCTTTCATGAACGCTCTTAACTCGTCCTCGAGTTTGGCAGTGTTCATGTCCGGACCTTTATTAGAG